TTGCTGTATTCGAAGAATCATTTAAGCGCAATATGATTGCTGATGGAGAAACTAACCTTGTTGTTCTAGCTGTTAAGAAATACGGCGATGCTTTTGATACGAACCTAAAACTAGTAAACCAGTTTATCAACACTTCAAACTTTGCAGTTGACAACCTTCCTAATTACGCATTACTTAATACAAGAATTGCAAACGGTCCGATATCTCAGATTGAGTTTGCCCAGTTTATTACTGAATTCAATTACACACCCACTTCAGCAAACTTTTCTGCAAATCAAAACCCACCTAAGTTCTTAGGAGAACTTGATGATTTCTACAGAGGTAGTTTTGCAGATAGTATTATGGGTGGCTTCTGTTCAGTTCTGCCAAACGTCTTTGGTGCGATAGGTGGCTTCTTTATTATTATTGGTCAAGTCGAAGGTCTTATTTCAGATGCTATGGCATTTATTGCCAAGATTAGAAATATCGAAGACCCAATCAAGGCATTGTTTGAAGCAATTAAAGTTAAGGCGCTAATCGAAGCAATCAAGAAAAAAATAACCGATACTGTTATGGGTGCTATAAATAAGATACAACAGGCTATCCAAAACTTTAGTATGGCTGATGTTATGGGCAAGGTCGAAAGTTTTATTGAAAATAAAATTGTTGCTAATGTGAATGCACTCAAAGATCAAATCCAGAGAGTATTCAGCGCAGAAAATTTAGCCACAATACAGGCTAAAATTACAGGCATGATTGATTATGCGGTAGGGTTGTTTGACAACCCATCACTGTCTGAGATTATGTTTCTGATGATGCGTATTTGTGGTTTTGCTGCTGGGGTAGAGGCGATCATTAGTGGTACTAAAGCACCTCTTGATCGTATTGCAGAGGAATTTAGAGAAGCACGTGATATAATAAGGTCAGCAACTGGCAAAACAACCAGTGATGTTGTCGCTGCTGGTGGCATTAGGTTTACTGATGAGGAAAGAGCCGCAAGAACACAAGAGGCGAACGAAATTTGGACACGCCCTAATTCTGAGATCACGACAACTTCATTACCTGATGTGGATTTGATAACTGATAGAACTGCACCACCATCTATGCAAAGCACTGCAACAATCTCAGAATTGGATGAGTTGCCAAGTTGGACAGAAATTCAACTTGGGGGACATCCTGTTTTCAATCCAGTTGGTGGGTGGGTAAGTAATTATTGGCCTAATGATCCTACTAGAACTCCAATTCTTGGTTCTTTAGGTTGGACAGGTGGAGCGCCACATATTCAAGAAACGAAGATAAAACTATTGAGATTAAACAAAAGAATGAATGAGTTGCACCCAGGGTTTGGTTCTTTTAGGCTTACCAGTCTGTATAGAAATGAAGAATACCAAAGGTATCTAAGAGCAAAAGGAACCAAAGGCGTTGCGAGACATTCCCAACACCTTGAGGGCAAAGCGGTTGACATAAAGGTTTCTAGTTGGACTAGACAGATGAGATATGACTTAGTTAATGAAGGAAGAAGAGTAGGGTTTACTTCTTTTGGGTGGTATCGTGCTAAAAACTTCATCCATTTGGATTGGAGATCGAAAAACATCGCAGAGTGGGGCGCAAAATGGTAGTAGCATTAGTTACAAACAAGAAGAAAAAGATTTCGATATACGCGGATTTCAAGAAAGACCTTGAGATCAGCCCATTGTCTCAGGACTTGACTGTATTCAAAGATGAAGATGCCGTTAAGGAATCCATAAAAAATCTACTTCTCACTGATCGTGGTGAAAGGTTAATGCAACCGACAATCGGCGGCAACCTTAGAGCTATGTTATTCGAAAATATAACCCCAGGGGTTTTAACTCTTATAGAAGACCAAGTACGCACAACTCTTGAGTTGCACGAACCAAGGGCAGAAATAATTGATGTGGAAGTTTCGTCAAACTTAGACGATAATGTGGTCAAGATTAGAGTTCAATTTTACATTTTAAATAATCAACAGCCTATATCGGTTGATGTATTTTTAGAGAGGACCAGATAAATGGTTAAGCTAAACATTTCAGAACTAGACTTTGAGGCAGTAAAGTCACAGTTCAAAGACTATCTGCAATCTCAGACGCAGTTCAAAGACTATAACTTTGATGGATCGAACATGTCTGTGTTGCTTGACGTTTTGTCTTACAACACATTCCAAAACAACTTCTACACCAACATGGCGATCAATGAGATGTTCCTTGACTCTGCCGTGATGCGCAACTCAGTTGTTTCACACGCCAAAGAATTGAATTACCTTCCACGATCAAGAAGATCAGCAAAGGCTGTAGTGACGGTTACGTTCACAGATTCAACAGCAACAGGTCAATCAATTACAATTCCACAATACTCACCATTTACGACGATACATAATGGCGAGAACTTTGAGTTTGTTACTGATCAAGCATATGTTGCTAAGAAAACTGCACCTAACACATTCGTTGCTGAGGGCGTAGAAATCTTTGAAGGTCAGATGTTGGCAAGCTTTGAGCGTGAGGGTTTCTTCGTTGATGAAGATGGTATCTTGCGTGTTGTACTGTCAAACGAAAATGCTGATACAGAATCTATCTCAGTGTTCGTGGATGCTGAGGCTACAGAAAACGAAAACGTATTCTTGCGTAAGAACGACATCTTTGGCGTTGGAGCAACCGATAAAGTATTCTACATCGAACCATATTACGATGGTCGATATACAATTTATTTTGGTAACAATGTTTTTGGCTTCCAACCAGCAGAGTTCGAAGACATTAGAGTTCGCTACAGAATTACTTCTGGTACTGAAGGTAATGGTGCTAAAACATTCTCAATGGCTACCAACTTTGGTAGTGCTGTAGTAACAACAACCCAACTAGCGGCTGGTGGTGCTGAGAGAGAAAATATTGAAAGCATCAGATACTTTGCTCCTAAGAGTTTACAAATCCAAGAACGTGCAGTTACTACATCTGATTACGAAATTCTTTTGAAAACGCAGTATCCAGAAATCCAAGCGGTTGCGGCATATGGCGGTGAAGACCTTGATCCACCACAGTTTGGTAAGGTTGCTATTTCTGTATACCTTGGTCAGGGGCAAGAGAGTTTGTCTAATACTCTTTCTAACACTTACATTCAGTATTTGAAAGAGAGAAGCCCACTTGCAATTGAACCTATTTTTGTTGCAACTCAATTCATGTATGGATGTGCGGTTGTTGATTTGTATTACAATCCTAAGCTAACACGTAAATCCACTGGTGACATCGAAACATTGGCAAGAAACGCTATCGCGGCTTACAATACACAATATCTTGATGACTTCAACACTCAGCTAAGACTTTCAGTTCTTTCTGCGGCTATTGATAAAATCGACATTTCAGTAACAAGTAACGACATTTCAGTTATGCCTTACATTGAGTATTCACCACCAACTAATATTTCGCTGAACCCATCATTCAAATTTGTTGCCAAGCTAATCAAGCCATATCCTTTTGATGAAACAAGAGGCTTTACGACATACAAGCCAGCAATTAAAACTGGTGTGTTCTCATATAACGGCGCGAATGTTTACTTACAGGATGATGGTGTTGGTAATATCCAAATCATTACTAGCGACGTTGCTAACCCTAAAGTTGTTAAGCCTTCTATTGGCACAGTAAACTACGACACAGGCGAAGTCAATCTAGTTGGTTTCATCACAGATGGATATGTTGGTTCTGGTATTAAGTTTATGGCTAGTACGGTAAAGAATGATATCACTGCCCCTAATGGTAGAATTTTTACAATGAAAGACTCAGACGTAACAATTAATTTAATTGAGATGAAATAATGTCAGACATCGAAAAGAAAATAGCATTTAAGATACCTCAACAGTTTCCCGCGATATATCGTGAAGAAAATGCTGAGCTAGTTCAGCTTGTCCAAGACTATTATGAGTTCCTAGAAACTACACCTAATCAGGGCGTCTACAATTCAAGGCGTATGTTCGAATATAGGGATATCACAACTACTCTTGACAGCATGATCATTTTCTTTCAGAAAAAGTATTTGAGTGATCTCCCATTGCTTGAAGACGCCAGTGTAAGAATTGTAGTCAAGAAAATCCTAGACCTTTATAGAAGAAAAGGCTCTGAGAGCGGTATTGTTCTATTCTTCAGAATGTTCTACAATGAAGATGTCGAGATTAATAATCCAGCGCAATTTGTTTTGAAACCATCTGACTCTAAGTGGCAGACTGGTACATATCTTCAGATGGTTCCTAATTCTGGAGTTTTCTACGCAAGAGATGGCGTCACGTATTATCAGTACAGTGACCTTTTGGCTAAGAACATCACAGGATCGACATCGGGTGCTAAAGCGGCTGTTGACAAAATTAACTTCATTCTTCTGAACGGAACGCTAACGCCAATTCTTTACCTCACTAACGTAAGGGGCATGTTTGCCAAATACGATAATATCATGGCTAGAATTGATGGTCAGGACGTTTCTTTTGGTGTTCTAAATGGTTCAGCGTCAGAACTCCACATTGATTTGGATTATGGTGGCACAACAGGAAACGCTATCGGTGACAAATTTAAAATTCAAAGTGAGTATGGCAACGGTGGCGAAGTCATCGTAACAGAAACTGAAGACAAGTTTACTGGTATTGTTGATTATACATTGACAGATGGTGGGTTTGGTTATACAATACAGAATACTAGACTAGAAGTTTCCGATCAAGTTCTTGTCTTGCCTAACGAAGACTTTAGCTTCACTAATCTTGAAAGACTTACTGATACTGGTGGAAACATAGGTACGGTAATCTGACAAAACGCATCAGCCGTTGGTATCAAGATGGATGCTGGGGATGAGTTTAATATTAGTAGACCCATCACTACAATGGACAGAACACCAAATGTTGCCATATCTGGTATCTTTACAGTATCTGCCAAGAACAGTAGCTCACCCGGTAATTTGTACCCAGACACTACTTTGGTTACTGACGTTAAGGTTGAAAGCCTTTCCAATATTGAGACTGTAAATCTAATTACAGATTTGATGACACCATTTTTGAGTGTCCCACTCAATGCCTCGAACTATAATGATTCACCAGCAACAGCAACGATGAGTGGTGCGGCTGATCCAGTTACTTTAAGTACACCTTTGGATCAAGCATTCAACCTCTCGCCATTTCAAATCGGTACTATCGATGCGTTTGAGAATGTCAACCCAGGTGAAGACTATACGAACGACGTGTTCACACTAGTACGTGATCCAGTTATGATTGCGTTCGACAGATACGAACAAGTTCTAATCATGCCAGTTCTTAGTGCTTCATTCTCTGTTGGCGATTTAATTGAACAACCTTCCTCTGGGGTTAGTGGGGTCATCACAGGAATTGATACAGATGGTTCTTTCATTAAAGTCAGACCTTATGCTTATTATGGTTTTGAAACATCATCTATCACCCATAAAGGTAGTACATATGTTGTTTCCGCATCTGAAAGAGATTATACATCTGAGACATTTGGTGCTAATGCTGATATGAGATCAAAAACTCAATTCGCTACAGGCAGAATTTCGGCGGTTAAAGTTTCTAACTCTGGGTTTGGTTACTTGGATCAAGAAACTGTTTTCGTTGTAGATGACGACGGTGTGAAACATGCAAGGGGTACACTCAAGGCTGACACACAGGGTATCACGGCAGGGTTCTGGGGCAGTGAAACAAGCCAACTTAATGGATTTAAAGATGGCAAGTATTACGACTCTCGTAACAAGATACACGACAGCAATCTCTATCAAGAATTCTCATATGAAATTTTGTCTACTGTTGATCTTAGTGTGTACGAAGAAACTCTTAAGAAGAACGTTCACCTTGCAGGCACAAGACTTTTTGGTAGATTCGTTTACAAGAAAAAAGCAGAAGTTGGTTTGGGTCATAGGTTCTATGCGTCCAAGAAAGAAGACCAACTTATCGGTGGACCTGATATCGTGGGTCCAAATCAACCAGACGTACAAATTAAATACACATCAGATAGAAATACTATTTCTGTAGATACAGTCAATCTCAAAGCCGACGTAGTATAAACAGATAAATAAGTAGAAAGACTTTAGGAGCGAACATGGCTAAGCAAATTGTAAATACAGGACTTGCGGATAACGACGGTACTGGTGATCCGTTAAGAAACGCTTTCACCAAAGTAAATGAGAATTTTACTGAATTGTACAACTCTGATGCGGCGGCATTTTCTGGCGCTTATGCTGACTTGTCTGGCAAGCCGACAAGCATCACAGCTTTTGGCATCACAGATGGTTCTAACAACCAAATCTTGTCAACGGATGGTGCTGGAAACTTCACTTTCGTCGATCAAATAGGCGCGGCTTCTAGTGCCGACAGTTCGGTTAGTGGGTCATTTACATATGGTCAAATAAATAGCTCAGATGACTTCATCCCTTTCATAATAAATGATACGATTAGCAATACATTGCAGGACGTAATCCCACCATCCAACGTCGTTAACAGTGAAATTACTAAGATCGTATACACTAAAAATTTAAACAGATATACAAGTGGCGGTAAGATTTTCCTAACTCTAATTTGCAACACTGAGGGCGAAGAAGAATATAACTCAATCGAAGTTCTTTTCAGTCGTGTTGAAGGTGGTACTTTTGATGTTTTGGAAACAAATGTTGGTTCAGAAAACATATACAACAGTGTTAGCGTTTCAGAGATAAACAACAACGGCGATCTAACATTAAATGTGACAGTCAGAGCGCCAAACTCAGGCGCACCAACAAGAGAGTTTGTGCGAGTGGTGGGTCAAATCACATACACAAGTGTTCCAATATATGTAACAGCGTCAGGATACTAAGATGGCAAAACCAATGAACATTACTAATCGAAACAACGATAAAATCTTTATCAACGCATCTGCAAACTCCGTCGTTTTGACTCATTCTGGGGTCACCAAACTTGAAACCACGACTGCTGGGGTAAATATCTTAGGTGCAATTTATGTCAACGGATCAGAATTTACTGGTGGTGGTGGTGATGGCGGCTCAAGCCTTCAAACAAGAATTGATAAAGTCGGCGTATCAGCTTCATTAACTGATGGTGCAACAGGCAATGTTGATATTGTGGGCTTCAAGGGATACGCACTACTATCGATTACAACAGACAAAGCGGCTTGGGTAAGAATTTATTCGAACGGTGCGGCTAGAACTGCCGACGCAAGTAGACTTGAAGTAACAGACCCAACGCCAGATGCTGGTGTTATTGCAGAGGTAATCACAACAGGCGCAGAAACTGTTTTGATGTCACCATCTTCAATGGGCTTTAACATGGAAGCATCTCCGACAACTAATATTCCATGCGCAGTTACTAATAAATCTGGATCAACAGGAACAGTTTCGGTTACTCTAAACGTACTTCAATTGGAGGCATAAAATGTCTGGATTACATGAGTACATCGTCACCCTACATAATAAGGATGACCTTGAACAGTTTTACGATGACATCGAAACCACAGAAAGTGCTGTGCATGTTTACGACATTGAACCTTCGTTTCCAAAACGTGCAGTTGAGGTTACTAACCGAAGACTTATAAGTCGTAACACACATTATATGCTAACTCACGAAGAAGCGCAAGAGTTAAAGAACGATCCTAGAGTATGGGACGTTGAACTTGCTGAGATGATCGAACTTACCATAAAGCCAACTGGTTGGAAAATGGAAAACGAAAAGTTTTCTAAAGATTGGTTTACAGATGCGACAGATCACAATTGGGGATTGTTGAGACATAGTGAAGATGCCAATAGAGCCAATTGGGGTTCTAATGGAACTAACACTTATATAAGTGACTTGACAGTTACTTCCTCAGGTGAGAATGTAGATGTTGTTATTGTTGATGGTCACATTGATCCAGCACATCCAGAATTCAAACCAAGAGATGTTCGTAAAGGCAACTTAATAAACGACAATACAAATAGCGCATTGTTTGACAGATCAGTTACTGTTAATGGTTTGAAGATTGTTATTTCTGGTGCTGCTGGTGGACAAATTGCTGTTCCAGACGAATGGGCTAGAAAGACAGCAAGAGTAGTCGATCTGATGATTGATCCAGATGGCGCAAATGTTAACTCAGCACATCAAAATAATTTAATTGCAACACTTAGGGGTGATGTTGGTACTGTACACGCAGGATTTCCAACAG